ATCCTCTCCGCTATTGTCACAACGGCAACCACCGTGGGCTTCTTCTCCGCCGTACTCTCGATGAATTGACTGAACTCATATCAAAGTCGAAACAACTGTATCCCAAAGCGTTTCCCGGTGCCATATTCCGTGAAAGTAAGTCGACGTGGGTCTTCCCCTCTGGGGCTACTATATGGTTTTCCTACCTCGATAAAGATAAAGACGTAACCAGATACCAAGGACAGGCATTTAATTGGATAGCCATCGATGAGGTCACTCAGTATCCCACACCCTACGTATGGGAATACCTACGGTCCCGTCTCCGGAGTACCGACGAGGAGTTGTCCCAAAACCTCTCAATGCGATGTACAGCTAACCCCGGCGGCGTTGGCGGCTGGTGGGTCAAAAAAATGTACATCGACCAAGGAGAACCCGGTAAGCCCTTCGTTCCATCCGACATGGAATCGGGAAAGCCATACGTATACCCGGATGGACATGAGAAGGCAGGCAAGCCGCTGTACTGGCGAAAGTTCATCCCCGCACGACTCACAGACAACCCGTACCTCATGCGGGACGGGCAATACGAAGCCATGCTCCTCTCTCTCCCAGAAGTGGAGCGAAAGCGTCTACTCGACGGAGACTGGGACGTTGCAGAAGGTTGTGCTTTCCCAGAGTTTAACAAAATTAAACACTGCGTTGATCCTTACGACATTCCAACCAACTGGCCGCGAATCCGTGCCGCTGACTACGGTTATGCAAGCCCTTCGTGCGTACTCTGGGGTGCAATCGATTGGGACAACAACATATGGGTCTATAGAGAACTTTACGTAAAACACTTTACAGCAGAGCAACTCGCCGCTAAAATATTAGAAATGGAGGAGTATGATCCGCAAATGCACTATGCGGTACTCGACTCCTCTTGCTGGAACCGCACTGGTTATGGGCCTTCCATCGCTGAGACAATGATTCGCATGGGTTGTCGTTGGACGCCATCGGACCGTAACAGAATCTCAGGGAAAATGGAAATCCATCGTCGATTAGGCGATAACGAGTTTACCGGCGAGCCTACCGTCAAATTTTTTAATACGTGTACAAACATAATAAAACAACTAGCAGGTATACCTCTCTCTAAAACAAACTCTGAAGACGTCGACACAAAGGCAGAAGATCACGCCTACGACGCCTTACGCTACATGCTCATGACGAGAACATCAGGGTACGTGAGCATACATAAGAGTTTGCAAGACATCAAGAACTCGGTGTACACGCCACAAGATAACGTATTTGGATACTAAATGCCAGCAAGTAACGTCATATTTAAGCGTGAATTTAATCCTGTAACAGACACATTACGGGACTTTATCGATATGTACATGGTCGAAGCCCGTGAGGGTAACCCTGCTCAAGGCGTAGGACCACGCGACGTTCAAAACTGGGGTGCTCCATTTAACAACATCAAAGCGATGGCACCTTATCTCGATCAACCCGCCTATAAGGTATTGTCGGCTGAGTTTTGGGAGGGGGAGGATTCGCCTCTCCGTCGAGCAAACCGTGATTCGGCAAAGAGTACTCTCGCAAACATACAGTCTAAAATTCGGGCTCTTCACGAAGAGATTGAGCGTCAGAAGGTATTCTTGAGTGCTGAAGATCGTAAGGTGCTCGATGAAGCAAACCTCGCAAACATTGGCGACCGCTTCAAAAAAGAAATTACAGGTTCTCAGTTAACCAAAAAGGCGGCTCAAACAGAAGTTGCTGAAACAAAGTTTGCACCTCGAGTAAATGCTCAAATGATGGGTCAGTTTTATTTGGCGGTTGCAGAACATATTAAAAACAATCCGCAAGATGGGCCTGCTCTCACCGCTTTTCTCTTTAATGTGCAAGTAGGAATGCGTCCCGGGGAAGTCGTCGCGCTAACAGACTCAAACGTGTACGCACCCCGTGCAAGCCAAGAAATACTAGACGCCGCACGACAAACGTCACGTGGTAGAATAGCCCAGCAATTAGAAGCGTCGAGCTCAACTCCATTTTTGACAGGTTTTGTCGGAAAAACTAAAACGCTACTCGACGCACCATTGTCAAAGCACAGTCAAGCACTTTTAGCAGTGCAAATGCAATACAATAAGCAGTTACTAGAAGCATTTCCACAACTCGCTGAAAAGTTTACGGGTACAGCGGGCAGTCGAGTTCTCGGGAATACCATATTTATGATGCAGGACCCTAAAACGGGTAAACCGCGTCCTGTAACTACTCAAGACATTACAAACGCTGTACAAAAGATTAAAGTACCGGGGATTCTCGAAGGAATCAACCCAGATGGTACGACGTTCTTGATGGATTATTTTCCAAAAGCGTACTACGCACGAATAATGAATGCTACGCTGTACCAGAAACTGGACGTGCCAATCAGCATCGCCGCACAGCTAAAAGGACGTAAAGTAAAAGAAGGCGGAGGCGGTCGAGAAAACTTGTACCGTAAATTGCCTACAGGGGTTTACCCCATCGAGCACATTCAGGCAGTAAACGACATAGCTGACGATGTTCTCGACCAAGTAGAGACACAGTTTTACCTCCCTGAAGTTTCCGATAAGCCATACTACGGCGTTCGCGTCGAAGATCATTTTGTGCCTTCCTTCATTACCTTTGACCCCGAAGGAAATCTAGTACCACCCAAAGAAAACGTCGTGCCCCAGCTCGTTATGAATAAAGCGAGTGACACAATCGATGCGTATGATCCCCAGTTCCGTGATTCTGTTGTTGCCACTATTCCTGAGGGTGAAGCGGAAGTTGACGCTGACGAGGTTGACTACGAAAGTACTTACAATCAAGCCGGCGAAGAAACTGAGCGAGCTGTGAAGAAACAAGTAGCGGCAACAACAGAGGAAGGTAAGTCTCGGTTTAAAGATGCATTTAATAGCATCTACGGAACGATTAAGTCTGCGGCTATCCCCACTGCGATTGCAGGCTACTTGGGGTATCAAGTTAAAGAGGGTATGGACCAAGCCGCTGAAGCAGGACTACCTCCTGTTGTAGGTGCGGGTGCCGCTCTAGGAGTTGAGGCCGCCGCTGAAATTGGAAAGGGTGGCCCTGCGATGGCACTAACTTCCGAAGAATTAGGCGGGGGAGAACCTGCATACAGAGGGGCCTACGAAAGACGTGGGGGACAAACACCCCTAACGGAGGTGGAATACGAGCGTCAAGGACAGGTCATCATGGACCAGTTCGCTCGTATCGGAGAATACAACGCTAGATTAAAGGAGCTCGGACTACCCCCCTTAACACAATCACAAGCAGTACGTGCTCTAAGCGCATCTAAAAAAGAACCTATTCCGCTTCCAGCTCGAGCAGAAATCGAAGCACGAGAAGCACAACAACCCACACCATCTCTTGATGATCAAATGAATGCACTTCAGGGAATCACGCCTGATATTGAAATAACCTATCCTAACCCAGAGGGAATACGATGAAAGACATCATGCAAGCTGATACGTACGGTATCGATTACAACTGCGGCGAAAACAATCTCGTACGCGAAGGTCTCGAGTTTGACACTGTTGCAAAGACAGATGTGTTGACTGAAGACATGCCTAAGAAGCAGACTAAAACAACTGTCGACCCAGCAGTTATGCGAATGGCAGATGACACGAGCCTGTACTCTTAATACAAAAACATAGCGGTAGATTATTATGGCAGAGGGCTTTCTCCAGCCACCAGAGGACGTACAAGTTCCTGTAAAAGACGCTAGTGAACAGATGCGCGGACTCGCCGCTCACATCCAGCACAAATTTGAGGATGCTGAGAACGGACGTCGCACCTTTGAACAGCGTTGGCTACAAGCGTACAAGAACTTTCGTGGTATCTATGATAGCACTACACAGTATCGTGACTCTGAGCGGTCTAAGGTCTTTATTAAGATCACTAAGACTAAAGTATTAGCGGCATACGGTCAAATCATTGACATTTTGTTTGCTAATAAAAAGTTTCCGATCAATGTAGAGTCTACTCCAGTACCGGAGGGTATCGCGGAGTTCGCCCACTTGTCAACGCCTATGGACGAAGCTATAGCAGACGTCGGTCCATTTGGTTTTCCGGGGGATGGTCGAGAGTTAGCCCCCGGAGCTACGGAAGCTACCGCAAAATTTGGCAAATACGATGGGATGAACCTTGCAGAGGGCCCGTCCAAAGCTGGAGAACCACAGGTACAGCCTGCGGCAGAAGCGGCACGTATGCTCGAGAAACACATTCAAGATCAGCTACTTGACACGGGTGCGGTCAACGTACTACGTCACGCCATTTTTGAAAGTGCGCTCTTGGGCACGGGTATTGTCAAAGGACCTTTTAACTTCTACAAGCGTGTTCATCAGTGGTCTACGGACGAGAGTGGAGAACGTGTATACACTCCTTACGAGAAGATTGTCCCACGTCTTGAGGAGGTTTCGTGTTGGGATTTCCATCCAGACCCGTCTGCAACTAGCCTCGAAGACTGCGAGTACGTAATCGAACGTCACCGCATGAATCGTCAGCAGTTACGTAACTTAGCAAATCGCCCGTTTTTTGATCTCGATGCAATTCAAAACGCAATTGTTAAGGGACCAAACTATGAAGACAAGTACTACGAAGACACTATTCGAGAAGATGACACCGAACCCTACATTCAAGAAAATCGCTTTGAGGTTTTGGAGTATTGGGGTGTTCTTGATGCTAAGTTTGCCCGTGAGGTAGGTCTCGACTTACCAGACTCAATCTCAGAGCTGGACCAAGTACAGATTAATGCTTGGGTATGCGGCACTGAAGTTATTCGTTGTGTACTCAATCCGTTTACTCCTGCGCGTATTCCTTATCAAGCATTCCCATACGAAATTAATCCATATCAACTATGGGGTGTAGGTGTTGCAGAGAACATGGAAGACGCCCAGATGCTTATGAACGGTCACGTTCGTATGGCGATTGATAACTTGGCGTTGGCCGGAAACCTAGTATTTGACGTGGATGAAGCGTCGCTTGTCCCCGGCCAGAACTTTGATATCTTCCCCGGCAAGGTATTCCGACGTCAGTCTGGTGTGACGGGCACTGCAATTAACGGACTTAAATTCCCTAATACCGCACCTGAAAACATTCAGATGTACCAGATTGCACGACAGCTTTCTGATGAAGAAACAGGAATACCATCTGTACTACACGGCCAGACAGGTGTGACTGGCACAGGACGTACTGCCGCAGGGCTCTCGATGCTGATGGGCTCGGGCTCACTATCTATTAAGACTGTTATTAAGAATATCGACGATTACTTGCTCAAGCCTATGGGAGAAGCTCTCTTCCAGTGGAACATGCAGTATAACGAAGAAGCACCGGAAACAATTGGTGATCTC